TTGTATCTTGATCCACATACTAATCAAGACTGGCGTGATGATTAAGATAATAGTCAGCATTACACACACAAGGATCAGAATGCTTCGATAAATGAATTTATCCATACCGCGTATAGCCAAGAAACTACGAGCAGCGTGATAAACAATCCCATGCCAAGCTCAATCTTTTCTTGTCTGAACCTTTCCTGTCTGTATGCCTCTATCTGTCTCCTAATTCTAATTTGTTCCTTGCGTTTTTGCTGTTCTAGTTGAACCTTTGAGTAGATGCTGTTGTAGTTCTCCCAGAGTGGTCCGAGCTGATAAGGCACACTCGCACCTCTCATCATTCCACTCAACTTGACATAGCTCTGGTCTAGTTCGTTTTTGTAAACAGAGAGTTCCAGAATCGTCTCAGGGTCTGGATCAACGCTTGAAAATACTTCTTCATATTTAATTTCCACATACTCGGTTAACTCCTTGTGGTGTCTAAAAAAAGCACCTAAGTGCTTAATGAATTGCTGGACGATCTCGGCTTCATTAGGAATGTGGGTTGTATAGACTTCCTTCTTTTTCGCCACAGGCTTTGCGTCTGTGGCTGCTGGCTTGGACTCGGCTGGCTTTGAGCCACCAAATAATCCGCTAAAGAATCCCCATATCCCTTTGACTTCCTTTGCGATTGCTTGGGCATCATCGGTTGCCTTCTTTATCTTCTGTACAGCGACCTTGCCTTGAGACAGGGCATCACAACAATAAGTGATCCCGTCATAAGCCAGTTGCATTGCCTTGAAAGCAGCGCCAATGGTGATGGGATCAAACACATCACTTCTTTATGTCTTTATAAATCTGGTAACACTTGTGGCAGATCATCAAGACCGTGTAGATCAGAGTCGCCCAGATCAAGACTTCGCTGACCTGATAGCCAGCGACGGTTGCCAGAGACACGCCTACTGGCGGTGCTACCTTGGCAATTAGCGCAGCAGCTCCTTCAGTTGTGTGCTCTGAGGTCACGCTGTCACCTCAACCCAAGATGTTGTGGATTCATTCCACTTATACATTTTTCCATCTGTAGGTTTTGAAATTGGTGCAGACCACCGACAAGTATCTTCATTCAATGTCCAAGATGGATATGGTTGTGGAGGAATAAACGCATCTCTTTGTGCGTCATAAGTGCAACCAATCCCTGCATAGTTCTTACGAATGTTTCCGTTATAAGAAGTGCGCTTACAAACTTGACCTCGTATAGCCCCGTAATACTGTTCCCAATCATGGGTTGTATCGGTTTCATCTTTGCCAACGATTACCTCGGTGACAACATTGTTTTCATTTAAAAATGCGTAATGTGCCATTAGAAAGTCACCGAGTCAGTTCCAGCAGTAAAAGAATAAATCTTATAACCGCCAGAGGTTGTCTTTGTGTAGGTTAGTCCAGCACCAATGGTTGTAATGTCTGCAAAGGTGTCTGTATAGCGAATAATCACAATACCAGAGCCACCATTGCCACCATCACCGCCAGTTACGCCAGTTTGTCCACCGCCACCACCACCGCCACCCGTGTTTACTGTTGCATTTGAGGCTGTTGTACTTGTGCTTGAACCATTTGCGCCACCGCCAGCACCGCCAGAACCCGCAGTTATGCTTGGGACTGTGTAACCACCACCACCGCCACCGCCAGCGTAAGTTACGCTAGAACCACTTATAGATGATGCACTTCCTGCGCCACCACTACCAGCGTTGGAGGCAGCCCCGTTTCCACCGACTGCACCAGCGCCACCACCGCCTCCTGATGAGAAGTTAAACGCCCCACTTGGGTTTCCTGTACCGCCAGTATTTCCTTGACCGCTAGGTGTGGCAGTACCACCAAGTCTTTGATTGGTATTTCCACCGCCACCACCACCAGAGCCACCATCACCGCCTACTGAGCCACCTTCTGCGCCAAAGCCACCGCCAGCAGAAGTTATGGAACTGAATACAGAGTTGTTTCCTGTTGAGCCACTTGCGCCACCCAGACCAGCATTTCCACCAGCGCCAACTGTGACTGTGATGGGTGAGCCACCAGTAACCGCAAAACCTGATGCGGTTCTGTAACCACCCGCGCCACCACCGCCAGCCCTAGTGCTACCACCGCCACCACCGCCAGCAACTACTAAATATTCAATAGTCGCTGGACCAAGGTAAGCAGCAGCTCCAGCCAAAAAGAAGTTCTTAGAGGCAAACATTAAGGTGTGTATCCTTGTGCAGCAGAGCCATACCAGTTTGTACCATCAGCAACAAAGGTCAAGATGTCCATCTTGCCAGCAGTTGCTGTGATTGTTGGTGCGCCAGCAGTTCCCCACTTAACGCTTGTAAATGTTGCTGTGCCGTTTCCTGTGCTTGCAGCTTGTTTGAGCAAAAGAACAAAAGACTTGCCAGCCGTAGCAGTTGGCATTGTGAATGTGCAAGCAGTTGACGCTGTTAGTGTTGCGGTCTGAACTGTTCCACTTGTCAATGCAATGGTGCTTGCGCTTGTTACAGTACCAATAGCCACAACGCTCTCAACATAGTTAGTGACTGTGGGATTGTTGATAGTAGGGCTAGTTCCTAAGACATTTGCACCGCTACCTGTACTTGTGACTACACCTGTACCGCCCTTAGTGACCTTGAGCAATGGACCAGTATCAAACAGAGCGTCGATTAAATCGAGGTCTGTATTGACTTTTGTTCCCCATGTATCGGTTGACGCGCCTACTTCTGGCTTAGTCAGTAATAGGTTAGTTGTTGTGGTATCTGCCATATTTCACCTTCATGCTGGGACTTGCGTCCATGTTTCTGAATTGTCCGATATTTCTGACCAATTTTCCGATGTGTCTGAGACGGGACTCCAGCTCTCTGCCGTGTCTGGTACTACGCCCCAGCCAAAGCCAATTATTGTCCCGACAAAGCCAGATGACTCAACCCCAATTATCGCAATAGATACAGCATTTGTAACGCTGCCGACCGAGCCAGTACCGCCAACACCAGTTATATCAACAAAGGAAATTGTCTCTGGCAGTAATGTTCCGACAGCACCAGTTGACGAATTACCTGTAACGGCAGTTGTGAATGTAGCCAGCACAGAGCCAGCCAAAAGGCTTGCAGAGTTACCAGATACCTCAATAGACCTTGATTGCGTAACAGTTCCAACCGATAAGGTTGATGCGTTACCTGTAACGGCTTCTAATGTATTTGCTGTAACTGTTCCAACCGATAGGGTTGACGAGTTACCTGTTATCGCAACAGTTCTGGATATGCCGACTGTTCCGACATTACCTGTGGCAATCGTGCCATCTTCTTGAACTAATCGACTTGCAAGTAAAGTCCCGACAGCGCCAGTAGCAGCGTTGCCGTCTATGCCAATACTTGATTTGCCGTAAGCGCCAAGCCCATAGCCACCAGAGCCATAAGTTCCATCTAATATTGGATACTGACCAATGCCATAAGCACCCGATCCATAAGCAGCCATCTTGCTGCCTCCTTACTAAGCGAGTCTGATCAAGCCTGTGCTTGAGTCATTCGTCGGCATGGTTAAGGTAAATGTTCCAGCCGTAACGGTCTGCGACCCAAAGGTGTGGACGCTGACTGCCTTGTTTGACTGGCTTGAGTTGTAGATCAAGACCGCATCAAATGCAGTTGATAGAGTCACATTGGAATATGAAATTGACGCACTTGGAGTCACAAATGCCGTCGTGCTGGTAGAGCTTGGAGCTGTGCCAAATGTCACCGTAGCACCGCCAGCCGTGTAGTTCGTACCAGTCACCTCACCAGTAGACGAATAGGCAGTTGTCGTTGCGTTAACCGTGGCAGACGCAAGGTATAGAGCAGCCTTGAAGGTGTCGGCAGTACCTGCGGTGTGAGCTGGTACGCTAGTAGAAAATGCGTGTACAGCGTTGAGCAGATCAACTTTGAAAGATGTACACATTGCTTGAGTATTTGCGATGATAGTTCCCTTCTTGGGTTAAACCCAATTCAAATTTCAACCCAAAGATTGCGCGACTGCTTCACCAGTCACATTTCGTTTTAAGGTCATATGGACTGAGCGATGCACAAGCTCGCCTTCTAGCCAATATTCCACCCAGTTCGTCGTCTCGTTGTCGGTATCGATAGAACCTTCTCGCTTCTCTAGCAAGGAGGCATCCATCTCACCCTTTGTCGTGTTCACTAGCATCTGTTACCCCAAAGTTCTTGCGCGTGCAATTAAAGTACCGCCAGTCGTAGAACTACGATCATCTGCTTGCGTAACCTCTTCTAGACCAGCTCGGTACATCGATGCCCATACAGCAATTCTCGCATCATCTTGCAGGTACGGTGCTGCTTGCATGAGAGCGCCATACAAGTAAACATCAGGAGCAGAAGTCAGCAGCCAGTTTGTTGTGTTGCTAGTTGATAACTTACTCAACTTTGCGTAATAGATCAACTCGCCCGTGTAGGCAGCGTCTGGTACTGGTAGATAGCGAAACTGCTCACCCACCACGGTAAAAAATATAGGTTTAGTCGCTGTGCGATATGTAACAGCCAGAGTATCCATTGAGTCGATAGTCTCAAACCCCAATGGGGTGACGGGGTTGGTATCGAGCTTGAAAGACTTAACTTCCAAGAAGTTATCTGGGACTGCGGAGTATTCGGTAGTGATCGATGCGGTAGCACGCACAATCATCTGTCTGGTGCGCAGATTACGCTCGATCTGAGCTTCTGCCAGACTAATGAAGTCAGCAATAGCAGCAGTCAGGTCTGTGCGGTTAAGCCAGTCTCCGACCGAGGTCTTCAGTTCAGCATAGGTTGTGAGCGCCATCTTCAGCCTTTTGTGCTTTCTCCAAGTCGCGCATCACCCAAGTGTGATCGTGCTTGAATTCAAATGTCCCAATGTGTCCGATCTCTTTGGACACATCATGGTCTATGTAGATTTTAAAGCCAGCAGCCTGTGCTTTACGGCAGAAGAAAACATCCTCTCCAACATATCCGCGCTTGTCGTTGCGCCAAGGAGTCTCGAACCAAGGTTCTGTCAAAGCCTCAAAGACT